CTGCTTGATTGTCTTTGTCATGATCCATATTTTCTAAGATCATTTCTACCATATGCTCGACACTTTCACAATTCCATTTTCTCAACGCCAATGCCTTACGTGTAGGCTTACCGTTTGACATCTTCATAGGACCTTTAACTCCGCCCATTCTAGCACAGAATGATTTACGACGTTTAGCAGCTTTGCTGCCAGCTTTTAGTTTACTAGGTTTTGTTGTCACAGCAGTCTGTAATTTTGAGCCTGGGTTTTCTCTACGATAACTAGCAACACCTTTAGCGTTTAATCCGCCAGCCTTGCTTTTACCTTCTTTTCTGCGCCAGGCCGCTGATTCTAAAATAATTTCTTGTACTTTCATATTAACCTATAATGAATGTATAACCAGTTCCACCTGGTATATAAGTTTCTAACTCTTTGTCTAATTTTTCAAGTTCTTCTTTACCGGCAGATTTTAAATCTCCGCCATTTAATGCACTGCCACCTTGCGGTCCTGCAATAGTTGCAAATTTACTTCGAGCTTCGCCTAACATAATTTTACAGTTAGCCAATGTATAATCGCGTATCCATTGTTTAGCATATAGATCATCAATTAACAAATAATCTGGTCTATAATTCTGACAACGTAATAATAGTGTTTCACCTTCAGCAAATGGTCGCTGTAAAATTCTCAGTGTACGACTAGTAGGTACCCACTGAAATTCAATATAGGCTCCGAACATTTTACCTATCATTTCTTGATAGCTGGCAAACATAAAGTATGTTGCAATACCACCCATCATGGTACTGTTTAACAGATATGTGTTAGTGTACGCCAAATTGAAGGGTTCAAAATTGGAACCAGTTCCGCCGCCAGTTCTTGATCCAAGAGTTCGTCTAAATACTGACTGAACATTAATAACTTCTCTAGGCAAAGTGTAATCATTTTGATCCTTAATTAATTCTAGTACCATATAGCTTTCTTCTACAGCATTAGAACTACGCTGTCTAAATCTGTTTATTGTACGCTCTAATGCGGTTTCATAGTGTACAGGATCAAGCTCAACGTCAATCATGCCGTCGCCTAACATGTTTCGGCAATAATCGAAAACTTGTTGTTTTAGTTGTTGTGGATTGTCTGACATTTGGATCTCCCAGTATATTTATTCGATAAATATTACTATGCCACGTTTATCATTATACAAACCAGAAAAAGGTAGTGACTACAAATTCTTAGATCGCAATATATCTGAGCTATTTCAAGTAGGCGGTACTGACTTGCACTTTCACAAATATCTTGGGCCAAAAAATCCGCTTACTGGAGAATCTAGTGCTGTTATTCCGCAATATAATGCATTAAGTCCGACTAATATACAAGATCTATTACTGCTTGAAAATAGAGATAGAGTATACGATACATCAATATATACTTTACGTTGCATTTATAATGTTGCAGATATTGATTTTAATTTAAGCCAGTTTGGATTGTTTATTGATAACGATACACTGTTTATGACTGTACATATCAACGATACAGTTAGCACCGTAGGCAGAAAACCCATTGCAGGTGATGTTATAGAATTGCCGCATCTAAAAGATGAGTTTGCACTGAGTTCTGCAGATGTTGCAATGCCTAGATTTTTTGCCATTGAAGAAGTGGGCAGAGCTGCAGAAGGATTTAGTCGTACTTGGTATCCACACCTATATCGATTAAAACTTAAGAAATTAACTAACTCTCAGCAATTTACAGATATTTTAAATGTACCAACTGATGATACTGCTAATTTTGTTGGAGATTATGATCCAACAAAAACATATACATCTGGTGAAATTGTTCGATATCAGGGATCGCTGTATAGTGTCACTGCATCAACTACAGGTAATGCACCACCTGATACTAATTTCTTTAGCATATATGGTGGAACTACTATTCAAGGCATACTTAGTACTAGTGCTAAAAATCTTGAAATTAACGATGCCATCATTGCCCAAGCTGAAATTGATGCTAAATCTAGTGGCTATGAAACTCAGCAATTTTATACACTGGCCGTTGACGATAAAGGCAATCCTATACTTAAAACTGTAGACGATACACACATTGATGCCAGCAATACTCAAGAAGATGCTAGCGAAACTGCCGGCAAACCTAAACGTTCCGGGTATAGTGGTTATTTATTAGGCGATGGTATTCCTCCTAATGGTGCAGATTTTGGGCATGGCATTTCATTTCCCACAAATGCTATTAAAAGTGATTATTACTTACGCATTGATATGTTGCCAAATAGACTATTTAGATATGACGGCAAGCGATGGGTTAAAGTTGAAGATGCAGTTCGTCACACATTAACTAATACTAATAACAGACAAACATTTAGAACTGGGTTTATTAACAATAATAATTGGACTTATAATCAGCAATTAACTAGTGATAATATTACTATATCACAATCAATGATTGACAATGATGTTAGGGTCCTTAATACTGCTATTGATTATGCAACATACAACACCGCTTTGTTTGTTGTTATAAATCAATCAGTTATTAGATTAGATTTTGCAGTAGAAGAGCATCCAAATTTAATTAGTTCATATACATTAACAGTTGACGGTGAACCTACTCAATTAATTAGAATAACATTACCCGCAGACTATCATATAACCGTTGTCGGACAATGGACTGTGACATTATATAATGTTAGAGAGGCAGAAAAACAAAGCCTGAGCAAGGCACTTAGACCTAAGGCAGATTTCTAATGCAACATTTTTATGACGGACAATTAAGACGATATCTTATTCAAGTTATTAGACTACTAAGCAATTTTGTAGTCAAGTATGGTGACGGTACATTGGTTAGAGTACCGGTTATGTATGGCGATCAAGACAAACAGGTTGCTAGTATTATTAATCAAAATAGTGAAAATATGCTAGCTGGTGCTCCTAAGATTGCAGTCTATATTTCTGATCTTGATCTTTCAAGAGATAGAATAGGAGATTCTACATTTGTTAGTAAATTAAATTTTAGAGAACGTGGAATAGATGAAGAGACTGGCACATATAATAACAGTCAAGGAAATCAATACACGGTTGAAAGATTAATGCCAACTCCATACGACTTGTCATTAAAAGTTGACATCTGGACAGCAAACACTGATCAAAAATTGCAAATTCTTGAACAAATTTTAACTTTGTTTAACCCTAGTTTAGAAATACAAACTACTGATAATTATATAGATTGGACTAGTTTAAGTGTTGTTGAGTTAGGCGATGTAGTGTTTAGCTCTAGATCAATACCTGTAGGAACGCAATCTGCAATAGATGTTGCATCAATATCACTTAAAACGCCAGTATGGCTTAGCCCGCCAGCTAAAATTAAACAATTAGGTATTATAACAAATATCATTGCTAATATCTACGAAAATAAAAGTGACCCGGTGCTAGACTATATAGATGGGTTAGGTGTTGACTATGCAGTCGGACAAGTTGACCCTATTGGAAAAATATTTGATAATAAAACTTCAATTGGAAACTTTGATATTCTAGTAGCAGAAAATACAGTTAAATTCCGTAGCAACGAAAGCGGTACCGGAAGCTGGTTAAATTGGGAAATGGTCATTAAACAATATCCGGGAAAAATAACTTCTGGATTAAGTAAAATATTTTTAAGGCAACCTGACGGTACAGATGTTGTTGGTAAGATTAGTATTAATCCGTTAGATAATTTACAATTATTTGCAGAATGGGATCCAGATACCTTTCCGTCTAATACACGCATAGCAGGGCCAGCAAATTCTAGGCCTGAATCAGATTGGGTCTATTATGATGCAATTATTGATCCGACTACATTTAATCCTAAGAGACCAAATAAAGAAAGAACAGACCAACCTATAACATTAGGTAGAAGATATTTAATTGTTGAAGGAATTGGCGGAGCTGTTAGAGATACGTTTACTTCTAGCGCAAAAACAACTTATATACACACTAATGTTTTGCATAAAAAAGTTAATAATCATAAATTATATGTTAACGGAGTTGAAGTAATATCAGACCCTCAACCAAATCCAGTGTTCCATAATACAATTAGCACTACAATTTTTGGTAGTGGCGCCGGAGCAACCTTTGATGTGACTCAGATATTAGCTACCTCTTCTTATTCTGCTATACGAAGTAATCCTGGTTCTAACTATCAAATTGGAGATAAAATTCGAGTCAGAGGAAGAAAACTAGGTGGAGTAAACATTATTAATGATTGCCTAATCACAGTGACTGGAGTAAACGGATCCGGAGGCATAACTACTACTAACTCAGCAGGAATATCAGTTGACAAAGAATGTGTTATAGTTCCTGCTACACCAATACTTGCAAATAACACTATTGTCTATGAGTTAAATCTTAATGAAGATGGACCCGATGCCTGGAAAAACTTAGACGGTAGTGATGCGTTAGCTGAAGCTAACGATATTATTGAGTGGGATGGTACAAAATGGGTAGTAGTATTTTCTGCAGATGAGGTCACAGATCAACTAGTATATCAGATGAATTTTTATACTAGGACTCAATACAAGTGGAATGGGGTAGAATGGGTTAAATCTTTTGAAGGCGAATATAAGAAAGGCGAATGGAGAATAAATCTTTAACAGAAATTGACTGCTCAGGTGCATTAATATGCGCCAGAGACACTCACAGAGTTTTACTACTACAAAAGAAAGAAGGTAAACATGCCGGCCGTTGGGGACTAGTTGGGGGTACAAATCACTCTAATGAGTCTGCATGGCAAGGACTATGCCGAGAAATAAGTGAAGAATTAGGAGTTGATCCTAATATTAAAAAAACATTACCCTTAGAACGATTTGTTAGCAATGACAGTATGTTTAAATTTCATACTTATTTTTGTATTGTTGACGAAGAGTTTGTTCCTAAATTGAGCAACGAGCACGTTGCCTGGGGTTGGTTTGCTCTTGATAGTTTGCCTAAACCTGTACATAAAGGTTAGATTTAAGTTTAAGAAATCGTATTATTGAAAATAAGATACAAACAATTCTTGATATAGTAGATCTACTTTAACCCACGTGCCACTCAACTCCACGACGCGGAATAAACTTAACATTGTTATTGTTTACTATGCTTCTGTACTCATTAAAATTATAATGAGTTAATCTTAATTTTTCTGTAGCCATAGTTAGTTTATTTAATTCGTTAACTGCTTCTTGTACAACATCTTTAGTTAAATGTTTGTATGCTACTTCAGGACTTATTTGTCCTGTTCCTACTAATATGAAACTCCATATTGCCCACGGTGCCGCTCCATGATATGCAGAAAAGTCATACTTACTAGGCAGACGACTTTTGCAAGTTTCTCTTAAATCTCGAGTAAAATCTGTTAACGTATTACCAGCAGTTATATAACGCCAAAATTCACTGTCTGTCCTGCCACCTAAATAATGCGCAACTAAAAAATCTTTAAAGTCATCAAACATTGTATTAACACGTTTGTTATAAAATAAAATAGATGCAGGATTTAGTGTA